TCTCCCGCGTGAGTGATTCAATAATCTGAGACGGAGTCTTGCGGGGGCCGTTCTTCTTGCTCTTGCGTGGCATCGTTCTTTCTCCGGTTTTTTGGTATGGTGCTCCCGGCCACAATATGCAGCGCACGGGAGAATTGCGCGTGTCGCGCAAACCCATAACCAGCCTATGTCAAACAGCACGCGCCCTACGGTGGCACGCTCACTGCCCTACCATGCACATCACATGCCAAGCTAGCTGAAAACGTTAACTCTATGTATACCAACAACTTACCTTTATACACATCCATGAATATGTACACTATTTAGGACACGATTTCATGCCACATTCTGTAACTCGTTGTCACATAACAACTTAGCCCGTCCTCAAAATAGGACAGCGACTGTCCACTTTTGGTGACGCCTTCTTATTGATTCTCATTCTCAATATAACATTGTTAGGTATCTCACTACTAAGATATCCCCTCCCCTGCCCTAAAGATAATAATAATTCATTATCAATAAGCTCTAACTATCTCACTACTAAGTATCTCACTACTAAGCTATTGCCCTGCTCACCTTCTATTGATAATTGATAATCATTTATCATTATCATTTTCCCCTTGCTATCTCTCACTAGTGAGATTCTTTCTTCTGTATATCTTAGTGCTGTGATTCTTTGCGGTGAGATGTTAAGAGCTAAGATACCGGGGAGGGGGGAAATCAGCGAGGCGCCAGGATAATTACACCTCTCCCATAATTTTTCTAACAAAATTTCTAACCCCATGGGAAAACTTAAAAATAAATTCTTCTCTTTAACATTATTTTTTAACTCTCTTTAACATTCTTTTAACTCTCTTTAACATTATACACCAGTGGCCATCTTCCCAAATCTCCTCCAATGTGCTATCATATTACGTAAACCTGGAGTATCTTTACCTTTAACGAGGAAAAAATGATGTCGACTAGTCGAGTTCAGCGCATTGCGATGGTAAAGTTACGGAAGTTCCGCGGGAATTATGATCCATTCTCCGGCGAGTCTTCCCGAAACCGTGAGAATCCAAGTAAGCCCAAATGGAGTTAACTGGAACGACCTCCAAGACGGAAATCCTCTAGCGGATGTGCAAGTTCCGGCGGCAACAAAATCCCTGTATTATGATCGTTTAGTCTTGGCATTCGCTATTCGTTTTGTAGCGGCGGCAGCCGTCGGCGCCGATCGCGTATTTAATATCACTTACCAAGAAATTTACAACTAACATGAAATTCCTTTGCCTTTTAATTCCTTTTCTTCTTTCTTCTTGCGGGAAGATCGAAGCAAAAGCCAGCGACGCAATCTCTCTTTCTTCTTTTCGGCAGGGAGATTCAACGCGAGTTGTAGCTGCATGGAATCGGCCATGTGATTCTCGTGGTTGTGCTGAAAGCTATAAAGTCATCTGGAGGTTTCGCAATGGATTCAAGACCACCACGAACCTTTCCGATACTGTTTGGTATGCAACGCCGCGAATCGGAGATACACTCTTCGTGAGTGTTACCATCCATTCAATCCGGCGTAATCTTGAATCTCCTCCGCGTTCGGCACAGATCATTCTTCGTAACGTAGATTCTTCTCCGCCTCCTGTTGATTCCGTTCGAGTAGATACGACATTTACTGTAGATTCTTTTCCAGTAGAGGTTAGCCGAATGGCTAACGGAATGAAGGAAGCGACTCTTGCAGTTGGAGATACTACGTTCATTTGTCGTCTTGCTCGTAATGTTTTCACGGGACAGGTACTTATTGTAGTTGATCCTTCATGGACTGATCGAGAAGTTGAGGAAGAGAGACGGGTAAGCATCTCCGTAGTTTCAGCTATGAATCGCTTACTAGATGAGGGGAAGACAAGTCCCATCCAAGAGTTGTATATGCGTCCTGGAAAGCTGCCTAAGAAATTTCACGGTATTGTCTTTCCTCTGAGCTTTCTGAACTCTAACTCTTCGGAGTAATATGCCGCGTCAGATTTTTAACAACGCACGTTCCACTCTGGCTGCGCCCATCAATACAACAGATACTTCTGTTATTTTGCAGCCAGGTCATGGGCCGCGTTTCGGAACTCCCAGTGCAACCAATCCAGTTAGATTTACTATAATTTCTCTTACTTCTATTGAAGTGATGGAAGCGACGGGACGCACAGCAGATACACTTACTGGTATTTCCCGTGCGGTAGAAATTTGTAGTCCTGATACTGTAGCCACTGCATATTCATTTGCTTCTGGTGACAGTGTTATGATTCGTCCGACTGCTGATCTTTTGAATCTTATTGAAGATCCTCTTGGTTGGGGAATGGTGTGCTTGGTGCCACCCTATCTAAATATTGGTGGTGCAATTATCACACCACTAGCCAACTGGACAATGTGTCATCGCATTATGGTTCCTAATCCCATGATCGTGAGCAGTATTGGTGTTGTGATTACAGCACAATCAGGCAATATTTCTTTGGGCTTTGCTCGTGGACCGAAAGGACGAAACAATCCGACTGTCTGTATTGCTACCACTGGATCTGTTGCGTGTCCTGCAAACGGTTATCATGAAATTCCTTTGCTTGCTCCTGTTTATGTTCGTGCGGGAGATTGGTTTATTATCGGAGCAGATAACGTAATTGCTGCTTGCGAGCACGCTGGTAGTGCTGTTGGTGCTACTATCAATTCTCAACGTGGCACAGCATGCCGCACAAGTAACTTTGTTGTAGCTACAGGAGCGATCACAGCAGTTGATTATGCACGTCGTGCACCGATTCTTGTTGGTCTGCCATAATAGGCTTAATTTATGCCTACCTACTACGTCAGCCCAACGGGAAACGCAGCAAATCCCGGAACATTTTCTCAACCGTGGACCCTTGCTCATGCTTTTAACGGAGCCGGAGGTGCTCTTACAAGTGGCGATGTAGTCATAATTCTTGGCGGGTCGTATCAACTTGGAAGTGCTCCGACCTATACAGGTATTGCTGTTACTGCTTGTGCAGGAGTTACATTTCGTGGTGCTTCGTACCTGCCCTGGCAAATGCCCATTATCCGAGGAAATCTTAATGTAGAGGCACAAGGCAGTGTATGGAGAGATTTTAGACTCACTTGGGACTTTGATTCTGGTCGTACAGCTACAACTCAGCCAGCAAACGGAACGGATGTACCAAGATTCCAGGCAACTTTTCGTCCGCTTGCACGAGACGTTACAAAGATTAATGTGATTTTGCATGATCTCGGAGGAGGCTTTGATTCATTTTCTCCTTCTCCCGGCTTCCAATCTCACGATTGCATTGTGTATAACAATTGGATTTAGGTATGACGGTTGCACCTTTTTCGATCCGGGTTTACCTGTAATGCCAACATACGACCCCGAGCCTAACTTTGTTTGCGATGGTGCGGATACGAGGAAAGGTCACATTAATATGGTTAATACGTCTCTCTGGATGAGAGACAGTAATTTTTATGACTACAGTGTGGCCGGGCCTCCACTATCTTTGTGGCTTGGGGATGTGAACGAAGGTGCCCATCCCATTGAAGTTGATAACGTCAGGACTCAAGGCAGAGTAAGGTTCGGTAACTGGGCTAGTGCTGACTTTACTGATAATTCTGTTACGATGGGTAACGATTCTCTTCCTTGGATGTTGGGAAGAGCGATGGTTCAACTAGATCCTACTCCATCCCCGTACAGCAAGTACAACTGGAATCGTAATAGATATGCTCATGCGGGCGATGCCCGTATTATGTTGCCAGCTAGTACGATGCGTAATCTGGCTCAATGGCAGTCAGATACCGGATACGATGCAAGCTCAAGTCACATTATCGGGCAGTTTTCGGCAGTTGAATTTCAATATGTTAATAGCCTCTTTAATCCTGAAAGAACTACGATTACAGTCTGGAATTATCCAGGAGCTTTCACAGTCAACATGGATGTGAGTTCTTACCTTGCTCCGGGAAATAGCTATGCTCTGTATCACATCTATGATTGGGTTACGAATGGTACTCCCACACTTCAGGGAACATATCAAGGTGTGAGTCTTACTGTTCCTATGGTGTCAAAGACTCCTCCAACTCCTCAAGCGTGGAGTGCGCTACCTCAATTACCAAATACGTTCGCGGTATTTGTTCTTCTTCGAACTGGAGGTTTCACATCTAACTCACTATCAGGTATGGTAAACGGAGATGATGTAAACGGTATTGATGTAAATGGAGGAGAGTTTTCTGGGTCGGCCCCTCAAGCTGGATCTCCTTCAGGAGGCTGGTTTTTCCGTCGTCGTAAGTTCCGTTCGTTGGATTTTATCTTTCTTCTAGGAGTTACGTTCTATGAAAAAGCCCGGCAAAGCCTATTCAATGCCTAAGGCAAAGCTTCGTCAGCCGAAGCAAAAGATGACACCGAACAAGAAGCGCATCTCCGCTATGTCTAAGCGACTCAAGGTAAATCCCTACTCTAAGAAGAGCTAACATGAAGATCACCCGCACGCTTGATAAGAATCACGGCGGGGCCGCTAATCAGTATGAGAAGAAC